AACACTTTTTGATGTATAAAAAATACCCCCTGCAGCATCACGCTTGCAGAGGGCATCTTCCTTAAAACTAATCTTCTAATAATCACAAATATATATGCATAAAATGGTTGACTCCGTGCAAATATGATGTTATATTAGTTGTATAGCATAGTTAATTATTCCTTCTGTTTAATTGACTTCTTTTACATATCGTAACTACTAGAGCCAGTTATAGTTCCCCTATACTGGCTCTTTTTTTGGTTGACAACCTGATATATATATGTTATATTAATTGTATAGGCAACACAGAAAAGGCACTACACTATGATTACTAACATCACAACAGATACAGCAACTATCATCCTTCCTATTAGCAACATTCCTTTCCCTACACTAGACCGTCTTAACCAAGAGTTAGGTGCGTATGTTCTAGCAGAAATAGACTACGAAACAGAAGGTCATACCAAGTTTGACATTGACTACTCACTTGTAGAGTATGACGACATCCAAGACGCAACACAAGAAGCACAACAAGTATTTGAGTTTATGCTTGACTACCTTGACATCCGAGACAGTCTAGACGCTAAACTTTGGGCACAAGAGCAGATTGCATACTTGCAAGACTTGCACAAAGAATATGTTGATGCTTGGGGTGTAGACGACAAACTTACTCTAGAAATTGCTAACGAACTTAACCTTGCACTTGCGGCATAAGGAGACAGCGTGATTACTAAACAACACTAAAAGTCTCCTCACTTTAAACTATTAAGAGCCAGTTATAGTTCCCCTATACTGGCTCTTTTTTTGGGCTATATTTATACTTTGGTATAAATACAATATGAGATATAAATATGTAACAAACGCAATACCAAAAAGACTTAGACGTAGAAACAGACCAACTATGCCGCACAAATGGATAACAGGTCCTGATCCTTTACGTCGTGAAAAATATTATGCTTGGATGAAACACAAAGCACAAGCCAAGTATAGAAAAGAAGAATATCATCTAACATTTGATGAGTGGGAAACACTGTGGACAGATGAATTGTTTGAACAGCGTGGACGTCAAAGATTTAGTTTATGCCTAAGCAGACTTAGTGAATCATCTTGGTGCGTTGAAAACGTAGAAGTAATGACACGTGACAAACATCTAAAGCGTAATGCTGAATTTAGAAAATGAAACTGTCAATACCTCAGCGTACAATAGCTGATGATCCTGCTCGATTTAAGGTAGTTGTAGCTGGTAGACGCTTTGGCAAAACATACTTGTCAATGCGTGAAATATGCTATCGTGCTAGAATGCCTAACCAAGAGATATTCTACATTACTAGCAGTTACCGTGCTGCTAAAATGATCTTGTGGAAACCTCTTAAACACAAGCTGTTAGATCTAAAGTGGGTAAAGAAGATTAACGAAAGTGAACTTAGTATACTACTCAAGAACGGATCTACAATTAGTCTTAAAGGCTCAGAAGACCCAGACAAATTGCGTGGGGTTAGTTTAAGTTATGCAGTAATAGACGAAGCTGGCGAATGTAAACTAGACATACTATGGGGTGAGATAGTACGACCCGCACTGGCTGACCAGCAAGGCGGCGCATTGTTTATCGGCACCCCTAAAGGTAAAAGCAATCCTTTCTATGACTTATACACACAAGCAAAGACAATTAAAACTTGGTCTGCACACCAATATACAACAGCTGACGGCGGCTTTGTTACACAAGAAGAAATAGAATCTGCCAAACAAGATATGAGTCAAAAGCAGTTTAACCAAGAGTTTCTAGCAACGTTTGAATCCTACGAAAACCGTGTTGCTTGGGCGTTTGACAGGGATAAAAACGTTAAACAAGCACCAGACTTACCTATGGATATGTTGCATATAGGCGTTGACTTTAACCGTAATCCTATTACAGCAACAGTAGGCATACAAGCAGGCGCTACTATGTGGATAGTAGATGAAGTAGTTATATACTCATCAAACACAGACGAATTATGTGATGAAATAAAGAATAGATACCCTAAGTCAAAGATTATAGTATACCCTGACCCTAGTGGTAACAGACAACAAACATCTAGCAGCGGTAAGAGTGATCACGCTATACTTGCTAACGCAGGATTTATTGTAAAAGCACCACGCAAACACGATCCAGTCAAGGATAGAATAAACGCTATCAATGCTCGTTTCTGTACTGCTAGCGGCGAAAGACACCTGTATATTGCACCCACTGCTAAATACACTATAGAAAGTTTAGAAAAGTATACTTACAAACCAGGGACACAAATACCAGATAAAGACAAGTATGATCACGTGTTTGACGCACTAAGTTATTCAATTGCTTATCTTTATCCGATAAAAAGAACAATAACTCCACAACCGCAACAGCGATGGACAGTGAGGTAAAGGATAAAAATGGACGCATCAAATATAACCGAACAGGAAATTAGCGCAGTATTAGGCGCAAATGAAATATACACTGCATATAGAGAACAATGGCAGTACTTGCTAGAGTCTTATATGGGCGGTGAAGAATATCGCAATGCAGGACATCTAATACGTTATCAACTAGAATCAGCTGGCGAATATTCAAACAGATTAGCAACTACACCACTAGAAAATCACTGTAAGAGTGTTATAAGTGTGTACACAAGTTTCTTATTTAGGACACCTCCAGAAAGAGACTTAGGTAGATTAGAAACACTACCAATTATGGAAGACTTTATGCGTGACGCTGACCACGATATGCGTTCTATGGATCAATTTATGAAAGAATGTTCGATATGGTCAAGCGTATTCGGCCACGTATGGTGCATAGTTGCTAAACCAGATGTAGGTGCAATTACACAAGCAGACGAAGTAGAAGCAGGTGCAAGACCATATCTAAATATGATAACACCACTAGCTGTTACAGACTGGAACTGGACAAGAACACTAACAGGCAAGTATAAACTAGACTACCTAAAATACCTAGAAGATATTAATGGTGATATACGCATTGTAAAAGAATGGACACCAGAATTTATTGTAACTAGCACAGTCGATGCACACAACAATAAAATGTTAGACAGATACGTTGAAGAAAATGGCCTAGGTTATATTCCTGCGGTATGCGTGTACAACAACAGAAGCGTTGTAAGAGGCATAGGTATATCAGACATTGCAGACATTGCTGATGCACAAAAAATGATATACAATGCAACATCAGAAGCAGTAGAGTCAATCAAACTTGACACACACCCAAGCTTAGTTACTACACCAGAGGTAAACGTAGGCACAGGTGCAGGTAGTCTTATACATATTCCAGACAACTTAGATCCAGGCTTAAAACCATATGCACTAGAGTTTAGTAGTGCAAACATAGAGTCAATATACAAGTCAATAGACCACACTATTGAAAGTATTGACAAAATGGCTAACACTGGCGCTGTTAGAGCAACCGAAAGCAGAACAATGTCAGGTGTTGCAATGGAAACAGAATTCCAGTTGCTAAACGCTAAATTAAGTGAAAAAGCTGATCAAATGGAACTTGCAGAAGATTCCATTTGGAAGATATTCGCTGATTATTATGACTTACCTTGGGATGGCACAATTGATTATCCAGGTAGTTTTAACATTAGAGACACAGGTGCAGAAATACAACAATTACGCACAGCCAAAGACACTGCAAGTGATCCAGCAGTAATACGTGAAATAGACCGTAGATTGCTAAATTGGATGGGCGTAGATGAAGATTCAATTGAAATGTTTGAACCGCACGTAATGATATCACCAGAAGGTGTAAGAGTTATGGCTAAAACTTATGAAGAACACTTAGATTTAGCTGCACAAGGATACACACACGAATAATGGCACGTAAACCACTAAAATATCGCGGAGCAACTTGCTCAAAAGACTGTTCAGGTACTCGAGCAGGCTTCGCATATGGTATGGGTGGTGGACGTAAGCCTAATCGTAAAGCACCTAGCTTTAGTAGAGGGTTGCGCATAGCAGTAAAAGCTATGAAAGCAAGAACAAAAAGAAGGAAACGTAGATAATGGCTATGAAAAAAGGCAAGAAGAAAAAAGGAAGTCGTGGAGGCAGACGAGGTTAATTGGCAAGCATACTTCGAAAATACAAAAGAAGTATGTCCTTGGAGTTGGCGGGCGTGGCAAGCGGGGCAAATACACATACAGAATTGGCATAGCCAAGCAGTAGTATTAGGCAAATTAGAGGCACGGTTATATATCGCTCCTAAACATAAACCAAGGCAATTAAAAAAAATCGCCGACAGATTAAACCTTAAAAGACCAGATGAAGAAT